GGTGAAATTTTCGCGGCATGCCCTTCTGAACCGTGCGGCCTAGGTCGGAAAAATTCGCAGACCGCACACGAGACCCCCCGGGTGGAACTTTGATAAAAATCCGCGAGGCAAATGCCCCGGAAAAACGCTCCAAAACCATCCCAAAATTTGGGCGGATTCCCGCTGTTAAACGGCGACATCAGAGCAACTTTTTCGGACTTGCTCCGGATCCGGGAGGACATCCGGAGACATGCCGACTGGAGGCAAACGCCATGCCCAAAAAGAGCAAAAAAAACCGGATAGCCGCCGAGTATGACAGGCTGCTCGCCCTCTACAATTCGCTCCCGCCTGAGAAGATGGCTCTGGCAGTCGGCATGATCGAACGCGCCGCCTTTATGCGCGTCGAGTGCGAGGATCTTGAAGCCGATCTGCAGAAAAAGGGCTGGACCGAGCCCTTCCAACAGGGGTACCAGGCGCCCTATGACCGCGCCCGGCCTCAAGGCCAGACCTACCAGCAGCTGAACAGCAACTACCAGAAAATCATCAAGCTCCTGGACAGCATGCTGCCGCAGCAGCCGGTCGGCAACCAGATAGCGGACGACGGCTTCGACGGCTTCGTCAACGGCCGTGATGATGCGTGATGAAGAGATACCCGCCGGTCTATAACCCGATCCGTGAATACTGGGCGCAGATCCTCAGCGGCGAAACCGTTGTCGGGCAAAAGATCTACAAAACGTTCCGGCACTTGATCCGTCAGATGGACGAACCCGGGATTTACTACTACGACGCACGCCGGGGCAATCACATCCTCGAGTTCGCGGAAAATTACTGCAGGCACTCCAAGGGCAAATACGGCGGACAGCTCGTCCAGCTGGAGCTCTGGGAAAAGGCGATCCTCGCAGCGGTCTTCGGCTTCGTGGACATTGAAGGGACCCGGCAATTCCGCCAGGCGGTGCTGATCATCGGGAAGAAAAACGGCAAGAGCCTGCTTGCTTCCATCGTGGGCGCTTATATGCTCACGGCTGACGGCGAAGCCGGCCCGGAGGTTTACGCGGTCGCCACCAAGCGCGACCAGGCGCGCATCATCTGGACCGAAGCCAAACGGATGATCAAAAAGAGCCCCGTGCTGCAGTCCAGGGTGAGGACGCTTGTCAACGAGCTGATCTGCGATTCCAACGACGGCGTCTTCAAACCGCTGGCCAGCGACTACAACAGCCTCGACGGTCTCAACATCCACTGCGCTCTGATGGACGAGTTTCACCAGTGGCAGCACGGCCGGCCGCTTTATGACATCATCGCCGACGGCGTCATCGCCAGAGAACAGCCGCTGCTGTTTCTGACATCCACCGCCGGCATGATCCGCGAGGATATCTACGACGACATCTACGATGAGTGCGACCGGCTAATCAACGGCTATGACGACCCGGAGGGCTACCGGGACGAGCACATGATCGCTTTTGTCTACGAGCTCGACCAGCGGGCCGAGTGGACGGACCCGAAATGCTGGGTAAAGGCAAACCCGGGGCTCGGGACGATCAAGTCCCGCCGGATCCTCGAAGACAAGGTTGAAAAGGCCAAGACCAACCCCGCGCTGGTGCGGAACCTGGTCTGCAAAGAGTTTAACATCCGGGAGACCGATATCTCCGCCTGGCTCAACTTCGAGGAGCTCAATAACACCGACACCTTCGTTCTGGACCGTGAGGCCAGACAGCTGCGCTGGACGCACAACGGCGAGGAACGTATCCTCAGCTATCCGCGTTACGGGATCGGCGGCGTGGATCTCTCGAAAACCACCGACCTGTGCGCAGCCAAAGTGCTGTTCCGAGTGCCGGAGGCCCCGGAGGTCACCTTCGTGCTGAGCCAATACTGGCTGCCGGAACAGCCGAGCCTCGAGCAGCTGGAGACGGAGACCAAAATCCCGTGGACGAAGTGGGCCGAGCGCGACCTGCTGCGCTGCTGTCCCGGAAACATCATTCGGTATCGCGATGTCGTTGACTGGTTCGTGCACGTGCAGGAAGATCTCGACATCTATGTCAGCTGGTTCGGATACGACGCCTGGAGCGCTTCCTACTTTGTGGAGGACATGGGCGCCTTCTTCGGCAGCGCAGCCGGCGTCGCGGTCCACCAGGGCAAGAAGACGCTGTCCGACCCGATGATGCGGCTCGGCGCGGAGCTGCGGGCACACCGGATCGTTTACAACAACAACCCCCTCGACAAGTGGTGTCTCGCCAACACCACCTACGAGGAAGACAAAAACGGCAACATCCAGCCGCACAAGACGAACAGGCCAACACGGAAGATCGACGGCACGGCAGCGCTGCTCGACGCCTGGGTCGTCATGGTCGACCGGATGCAGGACTACATGAACCTGATCTGAAAGGGGGAAGATGCGCGCGATGGGTTTTTTTGATAGACTGTTCAGGCCGAAGCCCGACGAAGCGGTGCTGAATTATTTCCAGATGCTCAGTTCCTACAGCCCCGTCTGGAGGACGAGCGGCGGCGGAGTTTACGAGGCGCTTGAGACGCGCGCTGCGATCCACGCGATCGCGACCCACTGCTCCAAGCTCAAGCCGCATATTACAGGCGCTGCCGGCAAACGCTATGAGCGCATGCTGCAGGTAAGGCCGAACCCGTGGCAGACAACCAGCCAGTTCCTTTACAGGCTCGCGACCATCTACGAGGTGGAGAACAACGCCTTCCTGATTCCCGTGCGCTCTGAGTTCAGCGACACGGACATCGCCGGGATCTTCCCGGTGCTGCCGAGCAGCTGCGAGCTGCGGGAGGGCCGCAGCGGGAAGCTGATCCTTCGTTTTTCCTTCCCGAACTCGAAAACCGGTTACATCGACTTCGACCAGGTCGGGCTGATGACCAAGATGCAGTTCGAGAACGACATGTTCGGCGACGACAACTCTCCCCTCAACCCGACCATGCGCGTGATCGGGATGCAGCAGCAGGCCATGGTGGAGAGCATCAAACAGTCCGCCTCCCCGCGTTTTCTTGCGAAGATCTCCAACAGCCTGCGACGTGAAGATCTCGCCGCGGAGCGCAAGCGGTTTATCGAGGACAACCTGGGCGTGCAGAACTCCGGCGGCGTGATGCTCTTCGACCAGAAATACTCCGACGTCAAAGAGCTCTCGAGCAGGGCCTCCATGATCGACGCCGAACAGATGAAGCTGATCGACGACAACGTGGCCAAGTATTTCGGCGTTTCGCCGGAGATCATGCGCAACGAGATGAACGAGGAAGTCTGGAACGCCTTCTATGAGGGCAAGATCGAGCCCTTCGCCCTGCAGGCGAGCCTCGTGATCTGTTCCATGCTCTTCTCTGACAGACAGATCGCCGCCGGCAACGGCGTGGAGTTCTCCGCAAACCGCCTGCAGTTCGCCACCACGCGCAACAAGCTCAACACCATTGTGCAGATGTTCGACCGCGGCATGCTCTCCAGGAATGAGGGCCGCGAGATCCTCCAGATGCCCGGCATCGGGCCGGAGGGCGACGGCTACTTTATCCGCGGTGAGTATGTCGACGCCTCGGAGCGTACCGAAGCCCAGGACGACGAAGACGATCCGGCCGAGGATCTCAATGATGAGGAAAAGGAGAAAGAGTCATGAACAAATACGGGAAGGAACTCCGGTCTTACAACTTCGAGATCCGCAGCGAACACGACGAACAGCACGGCGATTTCATCACCGGCGTGCCGATTGTGTTCAACGTCCGGACAGAGCTCTTCGGGTGGGATGAGATCATCGCGCCGGGTGCGCTGGACAAGACCGACCTGCGCGACGTGCGCTTCCTGGTCAACCACGACACCAGCATGATCCCGCTGGCACGCAGCCGCAACAACAACGCCAATTCCACCATGCAGATGACCGTCGAAGATGACGGGATGCACATCCGTGTAAACCTCGACACCGAGGGAAACTCGGAAGCCAGAAGCCTATACAGCGCCGTCAAACGCGGAGATATCAGCGGCATGTCGTTCATGTTCCGCGTAGACAGCGATGAATGGCAGGACCTTGAGAGCGAGAGGCCCCTGCGGACAATTACAGGAATCAGTAAGGTCCACGAGGTCTCCGCCGTCACCTGGCCCGCATATGAGCAGACCTCTATCGAGGCGCGCAGCGACGCAAAAGAGCTGGAGAGCTCCGCCTCGGTGCTGGAGAGCGCGAGGAAAGCGAAGGCAGACCGGGAGGCCAGAGAGGCCCTGATCGCGACCACCCTCAAGAAACTGGAGGAAGCGAAAAATGTTTGATTTCAGTACCATGAGCCCGGAGGAGCTGCTCGCCAGGAGCGAGGAGCTGCGCGCACGCGCTGACGTGATCGCGGAGGAACTCCGCAGCGAGGGGGCCGACGCTGCCGCACTCGCCGAGGAATCTGACGCCAATATCACCGAGCGCCAGGCTATCGCCGCCGAGCTCGAGACCAGAAAAGCCGCCAAGCAGGCGGCAGAGGAAGCCCGCGCCGCCGATTTCCAGGCGGGCTCGGGCAAGATCGAAACGAAAGGAGTCCCCAAAATGAATGAGAACCGCTTCGGCATCGAAAGCGTCGAATACCGCGACGCATGGGTTAAGAAACTCATCAACCGCGAACTGAGCGAAGAGGAGCGCGCCGCGCTCGCTTCCGCCGGTGCCGTCATCCCCACCATGACCGTGAACGCCGTCTGGGACAAGCTGGTCAAGCCCGCCGAGCTGCTCGGCAAGGTCGACGTCAGCCAGTTCCCCACCTACGTGCGCTTCCCCGTCGCCACCGCCAACAACGCCGCCGCATCCGGCGCTGTCGGCAGCACCATTACAGAGAGTTCCGACGTCGTCGGCTATGTCGACCTGACCCCCAACGAGTACGTCAAGCTCCTGACCGTCGGCGCCGATATCGAGCACATGGCGGTCTCCGCCGTGCATGACTGGGTCGTCGACAACCTCGTCGGCCAGATCCGCTACGCGCTCAACAAGGACATCGTCGTCGGCACCGGCACCAACGCCCTCAAGGGCCTGACCGTCTCCGTGACCGCCTCCGCGACTGCGATCCCCGCCACCGTGACCAAGGCTTCCATCCTGGGTATCATGGCGGCTCTGCCCGCGCAGCATCACGGCGGCGCCATCTGGATCATGACGCCCGAGATGTTCTACAACAACATCATGACCCTGACCTCCCTCAATGACTACGTCATCAACGACGGTTTCAACATGAAGCTCTTCGGCCATGACGTGGTGCTCATGAGCGAGTGCCTGGTCAGCTCCAAGGAGACTATCTTCTTCGGCGATCCCAAGGCCTACAAGTGCAATATCTTCAAGGCCATCGAGGTCAAGCCCTTCGAGACCGCGACGACCACCAACATCCAGTTCCGCGGCGCGTGCCTGGCCGATGGCGAGCTGATCGACACCACCGCCTTCGTCCGCTTCGCACAGGCCTGATCGGCCTGATCAGGATCCACGGGAGAAGCCGGGCCCGCCCCGGTCTCCTCCCCGATCTGAACAGGAGGGACGCCCATGGATACGATACTGGCAACCACAGTCAAAACGGATCTCGGAATCCACAACGACAAACACGACGAACAGATCGCCACGGCAATCAACGCAGCAAAGATCCAGATGGCCATGCGCGGTATCACTGTGATCGACGAAACGGATCCCACGACCGTGACATGCGTGGAGCTCTTCTGCCGGCACTGGTTCAACTTCCAGGGCGAGGCGCAGCGTTTCTTCCATGCCTTTGAATTCCTGGCCAACGCGATGGCACAGAGTTCCGAGTACGGCGAAGACGCCGTGCCGCCCGGGGAGGGCGGCGATCCATGAGCGCGCTGCAGACCAACCGCACGCCCTGGACCGACGAGCTGATCCTGCTGAGCTATGAGGAAAACACGGACAGCGAGGGTTATACCACTCAAACCGAGAGCGAGACCGAGATCTGCTGCTGCTTCTCCGCAGGCGTCGCCCGCGGGGAGTTCTACGAGGCGATGAAGGCCGGACTCCGGGCCAGCTGCTCGGCGGAGGTGTGGGAGGACGATTACGAAAACCAGACGCGCGCCCGCGCAGACGGCTGCCTCTACAATGTCATCCGCCACTACCCCACCGGGCGCGGCACAGTGATGCTGATCCTTGAGGAGGTGGTGAGATGAGCTGCGACAGTGCGCTGCAGGCGGCGCTCAAGCCACTGGGCCTGCCGGTGTTCCCGAACAAGTACAGCGGGCCGGAGCTTGAGTACCTCGTCACCAACCACACGACGCTGGGAGCCGCCCACGGCGGAGATCTCGCCCAGGCCGCGCGGTATCTGGTGCAGGTCCACTACTACCTACCCGACAAGAAAAACCCGAACGAGATGCTCGCGCAGATCTGCCGGGCGCTGGCCGCGGCGGACTTCAGCTGCCCGGACATCGTGCCCGGACACAGCGACCACGGACAGCACTGGGCGATCGAGTGCGAATACTGCGACGGCGGTGTTGACTATGGCGCGTGTTAGTCTGGAGGGCTTTTCGGAGCTCGACAAAATGTTTGCCAAGCTCGGGAACGTCCCCTGGGAGGTCACGAGCGAGGCGCTCGACAAGATGGCGGGCGTCGGCGAGGACGCCGTGCGCAGGACCGGCCGCGCCATGGGCGTGCACGATCCAGAAAGCAGCGTGCACATCCTGGATAAGGTGACCCACACCAAGCCGAAGAAAACCGAAGGCGGCGGCTTCTGCGAGGTCACCTTCTCCGGCAGCCGCCGGCGCGGGAACACCACGACGCGCAACAGCGAGATCGCGTTTATCAACGAGTACGGCAAAGAAGGCCAGCAGGCGCGGCCGTTCATCCGGCAGGCCGCCGAGCAGTACGGCGATCAGATCGCCGATCCCGGCGAGGAGGTCGTCGGCGACTGGATGGTCAAGACCTTCAACGAGGGCTGACGCCCTCCCAACGAAAGGAGTAAGTTTATGGCTACTATCGGCCTTCGCGGTGCGACCATCGCGAAATATCACAACAACAACGGCGTCGTCACCTACGACGCGCCGATCAGCGGCGGCTGCTCCCGCCGCGCGGAGCTGCAGCTTCAGTTCGCCGAGGCAGAGCTCTGGGGCTGCGACGGCCTGCGTGAGGCTATCCGCGAGGCGGTCGGCGGCAACATCACCTTCGAGGCGACCTTTTTCTCCAACGACATGCAGGTGCTTGCCTTCGGCGCGACGCTCAAGCAGCGCGAGGTGACCTACACCAACGACGCCAACGAGGAGGTCACCACCACGATCACCAGCGTGGACTACTCCGCCGACGACGAGGCGCCGTACATCGGCTTTGCCGTCTACGGCCCCGACATGATCAACCACGAGAAGAAGTGGAGCTGCATTTTTGTAGCGTGCGCGAAGTTCTCCCCGCCCAATACCACCATGGCCACGCGCGACACTTCCATCACCTTCCAGACGCCCACCACCACGGGCCGCTTCCTGCCGGACGACACCACGGGTCACGTGATCCAGGAGACGGCGGTATGTGACACCGAGGCCGAGGCCAAGGCCTGGTGCCAGGCAGTGTTCCCGCAGGCCACGCCGTGAGGTTAGGCCATGGACATCCGGCTCAAGACTATGCCCTTCGTTTTTGAGGGGCGGACATATCAGCTGCGCTGCAATATGGCCGTGCTGGCCGACGTGCAGGAGGCCAACGGCGGGCGGATCGACACGGCGCTCTCCGGACAGCGCGGACTTCGCAACGCGCTCATGTTCCTCGCTGCCATGATGACCGACTACGCCGACGAAAAAGGCTGGACCGACGACGACGGCCGGCCGCTGACGTTCACGTGGCGCGGCCTGGGGCGCGTCCTGCGTGTTGAGGACGTACCGACGTCCCAGATCATCACCCTCGTACTGGACGCGCTCACGCCGCCAAAATCTGCCGAATCCGGCGAGAATAACGGGAAACCGGAGGAGACGCCGGGAAACTGACAGACCGGGCGGAGTCTAATCAAATAGACTTCGCCCGGTTTTTGAGTATCTGGCTTTTTGATCTCCACATGCCGGAGCGCGATTTCTGGCAGACGATGAACCCGGCGCGGCTGATCGCGCTTTTTAACAACTACTTCCCCCGGCAAAACAGACGCCGCAGCGTGTCCACAGTGGGCACGCCGGAAAACGGCGAACCGCTGGGACCGTACTCCGCCATCATGGAGATGGGAGGCACTTAAATGGCAAACAATACGCGCAAAGTCGGCCTGAAGGTCGAGCTTGACGGCGAAAAAGAATACAAACAGGCAATCTCCGAGCTGAACAAGGGCAACCAGGTACTCGCCAGTGAGCTGAAAAAAGTCCAAGAAGAGTACAAGGGCAACGAGAACAGCATCGAGGCCCTGAACGCCCGCGGCGAAGTGCTGCAAAAACAGCTCCAGCAACAGCAGGACAAAGTCGCCACGCTGCAGAAGGCCCTCCAGAACGCCGCTGAAGAGTACGGCGAGGCGGACAAGCGGACCCAGGAATGGCAGATCCAGCTGAACAACGCCGAGACGGCTCAGATCAAGCTGGAACGGGCCATCGAGGAGAACAACACCGCCATCGCCAACCAGGGCGAGGCGACCGAAGACGCCGGGCAGAAGATGACCACGCTGGGCGACCAGGTCTCCGGCCTCGCCGAGAAGTTCGGGATCCATCTCCCGGAGGGAATCAGGAGCGCCCTCGACAACGTGGACGGTTTTTCCTCCGGCACTGTGGCAGCCATGGGCGTCGCCGCGGCCGGGATCGGCGCGGTCAAGCTCGCCATCGACGGGATCAAGCTCGGGATCGAGGCCGTGCAGCAGCTCAATGAGCTGACACTGGAACAGGCCTCGAAGGCAGACGAGCTTCTCACACGCTCGGCCCAGACGGGCCTCGGAGTGGAACTGCTGCAGCAGCTTGACTACGCCGCGAAATTTATTGATTTTGACGGGCTGGACAAGGCCCTCGTAAAGATCACCGACAGCATGGGCAAGGCGGCGGAAGGCACGGAAAAGCAGACCGAAGCGTTCAACGCCCTCGGCGTCAGCATCCGCGACGAGGTGACCGGCGAGCTGCGCGACAACTTCGACGTATTCAAGGACGTGATCGACGCCCTCGGCGACGTGTCGAACGAAACGGAGCGCGATATCCTGGCAAACCAGCTCTTTGGCAAGTCCTACGCCGAGATGAAGCCGCTGATTGACGCCGGCACCGATGCCCTCGAAGAACGCATGCAGGCGGCGAACGTGGCCAGCGAAGAAGAGATCGCGACCCTGGGCGCTTTGGACGACGCCCACGAAGAGTACCAGGCCAGGCTGGAGCGCATGAAGCAACAGATCGCGGTGGAGTTTGCGCCGGTTTCCCAGGCCGCCATGACAAAACTCGGAGATCTCACCGATCGCGCGGGGCAAATGTTTAAGGACTCCGGCATCGTCGACAGCCTCGGAGAATGCGTGGAGCCGCTGGGACGCCTTGCTGAGATCGGTTTGGATCTGCTGGAGGATATTCTCCCTTATCTTAACGGGCTCGTGCGAGGGCTCGCTTCCGCGCTGGAAGCGGTCGCAAAAGCAGCGGAGTGGGCAGGCAATAAGCTGCACCAGTTCAATGAGTGGGCTGCGGAACACACGGAGATCACCGGAAACGAGGACTACGGCTTCGGCGGGGCTGCGGATTACGGTTACGGCAATAACGCCGCGGGCACCGATAACTGGCGCGGCGGCCTGACATGGGTCGGCGAAGGGGGCCCGGAGCTGATGAGCTTGCCGAGGGGAACGCGGATCTACAGCAACCAGGAGAGCCGGCAGATGGCAGCGGCGGCGACCGACACGCGGACGCTTGAGACCCTGCTGGGGCGGGTCCTGACAGCGCTCGAACAGATCCGGGCCGAGAACCAGGCCCAGAACATGAGACGGAGGATGGCGTGATATGGCAAACAAAACAGTGACAAAAACGCCGGATCAGTGGAAAAACAGAAATTCAGATTCCTGGAATAACAGCGACCCGTCAGGCAGAAGACTGTATTTCGGATATGACGCCCCAGACTGGGCGGCGTGGTACCGGCAGTTTCTTGAAATTCGTTTTACCCCGGTCTCCGCGTGCAGCCTGAAAGTCAGATTTCTGGCTGAGGAGTACGCGGAACAAGGGAGCTACGCGAATGTTGTATGCACCGCCTATGGTTACGACGAAAACGATGCCCTTGTCTGGCAGAAAAACCAGACCTATTACTGGAACATGACCCAAACCGGGGATCACACCTTTACGTTTTCCGATATCGGCGGCTATACCATCAACACAATCGTATACAAGATCACCAGCACCAGCGGCAACGGCTCCTGCACAGCGCCAACCGCGTCTTATACCTACAACGTCCCGACGCTGGGTCTGAGCGTCACGCCGTCAAGTCTCTATGTCGGCGAGACCATCCGCTGCACCGTCTCCGAGCCCTTCTACCAGAGCTTCAGCGTGAGTTTTGCCTACAACAGCACCGTCCTGCAGAGCTTCAGCACGGACGCCTCGTATTTTACCCAGACCGCGAACGAGAGCTGGTTTTCGACCGCGGGCGTAACGGGTAACAGCATGCAGGTTACCGTCACCATCACCGACGGGCTCGGGCGCACGGCCTCGGCCCGCGTGACGGTCAACAAACACACGGCGCTGGTGCCGTCAATCATAGCGCCGAGGGGCGGAAGCCTTGACGGCGGGCAGTCCATTAACTTCGCCTGGTCCAGCTCCGGCAATGGATACCAGACGCAGGCAGTGCTCCAGTACAGCCGCGACAATGTCAACTGGTCAAGCCTTGCGACGATAAACGGCACCGGCACCCAGTGGACGGCGCCGGCGGGAAAATTCAGCGCCGGAACGGTTTACTGGCGGCTGAGGCTGACGAACAACTGGGGGCTTACAAGCGGATGGGTGTCGCAGAGCTTCACGGTGACGATCAACGCGGCGGTCGTGACGCTCACGGCCCCGACAAGCGGCAGCAAGGACGGCGCGGAGGAGATCACCTTCGCCTGGACGATCGCCAACGGCTCCGGCGCTGTCAACGGGACCCAGATGGAGTATTCAACCGACGGCGGGATCAGCTGGACAAGCCTGATCAATTCCTCCGGGACGATTCTCAGATACAACGCGCCGGCGGGCAAATTCAAGGCCGGGTCGATGATCTGGCGCGTCCGGGCGCGGGATACATACGCGGGATGGGGCGTATGGAAACAGGCAACGATCACGATCACCTACACGCCCGCGGTTGTGACGCTCACCACGCCGACCAGCGGCAGCAAGGACGGCGGGCAGCAGATCGCGTTTGCCTGGACCATAACGGCCGGAGGCGGCAGCGTCAACGGCACCCAGATGGAGTATACGTCCGACGACGGGCTTACCTGGACGAGCCTGGTCAATTCCTCCAGCAGCGTGACCAGCTACAACGCGCCGGCGGGCAAGTTCCCGGCGGGCGCGATCAAGTGGCGCGTCAGAGCAAAGGACAGCTTCGCGGGCTGGGGCGACTGGAAGCAGGCAGCAATCACGATAACCTACACGCCAGCGGTCGTGACGCTCACCACGCCGACAAGCGGGTCTCTGGACGGCGCTGAGGTCATCAATTTCGCGTGGACCATTGCCCAGGGCTCCGGCAGCGTCACTGGGACGCAGATGGAAATCAGCACCGACGACGGCATCACCTGGCAATCGCTGCTCAGCAGCGACGAGGCCATCACGAGCTACTCCTCGACGGTCGCGCAGTTCCCGTCCGGGAGGATGCTCTGGCACGTCCGGGCAAAAGACGCGTACTCCGGCTGGGGCGCGTGGAAGCAGGCGACGATCACCGTCACCTATTCCGCCGTCTCGCAGGTCGTGGCGGTCAACAGCCCCACGAGCGGCGTATATAACGCCGCAGCGGCGCGGACGTTTACGGTCAGGCTGGACGCCTCCGGCCCGGTGCACACGCCGTTCCAGATCCAGGAGGCGAGCTTCTTCTGGCGCTCCGGCGAGACCGGAGAGTTTACCGAGCTTGCCATGACGCCGGGCGGGAACACAGCCGCGGTGGAGATCCCCGCGGGGACCTTCCCGTCTGGCCGCATTGAGTGGTACGCCTCCGCGACCGACACCACCGAACGCACGACCGAAACGCCGCATTACGTGCTCACCGCCCTGCAGACGGCGGTCGAAGCCGCACCGCTGTCCCCGATCAACACGATCGAGAGCGGCAGCGGGCCGATCACCTTCCGCTGGACCTACGGCAGCCTCGACGGCGCGCCTCAGGGGCGCGCGCAGCTCCAGTACAGCCGCGACGGCGAGACCTGGACAGATGAGCACATCTTCGCCGATATCACCGGCGAACAGACCACGTATATCGCCGAGCAGGGCACCTTCCCGGGCGGGTCGATATTCTGGCGCGTGCGCTCCTACAACGACGCCGGGACGGCCGGGCCGTGGTCCGCGGCTGTGAGCTTTGTCAGCTATTCCGCGCCGCTGGTCACCGGCGTCACCGGTGACGGCAAACCCTTTGCCACGATCACGTGGCAGGCCGACGGGCAGGAGGCGTATGAGATCGGGGTCGGCGACAAAACATACGGCCCGTATTACGGCGCCGATGTGAGATCCTTCACGCTGCCCTTCCTCCGGAACAACGGCTCCTATACGATCCGCGTCCGTGCGCAGAACCAGTACGGCCTTTGGTCCCAGTGGGCGGAAAATGAAATGCTCATCAGCAACGTTTACAGGAGTACGTTCGCTTACCATACAGAAGACGGCGAAAATGCCGTCATAAAAATAGACAGCACTGCCGCTACGGTCGCCCCGATGATCACGAGACAGCCGCAAGACGTGCAGGGCACCGAGGGGACGGTCATCATCTCCGTGGACGTCGCGTCCATCTCTCCGATTCCCGGGGAAACTGTGCTGCCGAGCCGGCAATGGTATTACCGTGACCAGGGCGGAGAGTGGACCCCCATATCAGGAGGGTCGGGCGACGCGATTACCGTCACATGCGCGGAAAATATCAACGGGAGGCAATACCGGTGCCGCGTGTACAACAACCTGTACAACTATGTCGGCGAAATCTACAGCCGGACGGCGACATACTATTACGCCGCGCCGAACAAGGTGCTGGGGAATCCGATTACCGGCGAATTCAGATCCGAGACCGGGTACTTCCTAATTACCCGCGACTATGAGCCGATCGCGAAAACCTACAGCCCGGAATTTACTGACCGCGTCGCGCTCGGGACACATAAATACCAGGTTATGCAGGTATTGATGAACGGATACTACGCCCTGGGCGTCCGCTTCGTCCCGCCTCCCACGACAGCAGCGCCGACCATTACCGCCTCGGTTGACTGCCCCGCGATCGCACCGCTTGAAGGCGGGGACTTCCTCGCGCTCAGGCTCAGCGAAAACTCCGACCGCGAGGTCCGGATCACGGAGGCGCGTGAGGTGGAGTGGACCCAGTACGCCGGGGCCGACTACCCGAGCGCCGAGATCGGCGAGGGCAAAAGCAAGGTTGTGACGCTGGACGTGTCCGCGCTCATGAGCGACGAGGACCTCGCCAAAGCCTTCACCGCCCTGCTGGGTAAGGACGTGATCGTCAAAACACCGGACGGCTCGGTCGTGATCGGGCCGCTGGAAAGCCTCGACCTGCGGGCGCCGCGCTCGCACCGGAGCTGGACCTTCGGCGTGACGCAGATGGAATGGAGTGGGTTTATCGATGAGTCGTAAAATCGCATTCCACTATAACCTTTTACGCGGGGGCGCGTTCTACGCGCGTCTCCGCGCACTCCAGAGCAGCCCGCCCCACATCCGCATGCAGGACGACGCGCAGATCAAGATGAGCTTTTCCGGCACCTTCGGCCCATGGGCGCGGGACGTGGACGGGCGGCGGATGGAGATCGACTGGCTGCGGGATGAGATCCAGCCGGTCATGATCGTGGACGGCACGGAGCACGCCCTGGGCGTCTACCTTCCGACCACGCACAGCGAGATTCAGCGCGGACGGCGCAGCTATGTGAGTATCGAGGCATATGACCGCTGCCAGCGCGTGATGGACACCAACAGCGCCCAAATGCTGTACTGGCCGCGCGGGACGTACTACCTCGACGCCGTGGAGCAGCTTCTCACCGCGGCGGGGATCAATACGGTTTTCAAGACGCCGAACAACGCGGCGTTCACGGAGCCCCGCGAGGACTGGCCGGTCGGCACGTCCTACCTGCAGGTGGCAAACGAGCTGCTCGCGGAGATCAACTATAACCCGCTGTGGTTTGACTCCATGGGAAACGCGGTCCTCGAACCCGCCAGCGTGCCGGAGGCGTCCGCGATCGAGCACACGCTCTCCGACCTGGACCCGGGCACGCTCGTGGTGCCCGGCATGACGCGCCGCGTGGATCTCTTCAACGCGCCGAACGTGTTCATCGTCGTGTGCGCCAACCCCGACAAGGGCTCAAACCTCACGGCGACCGCGATCAACGACAACCCGCAGAGCCCGCTGTCGGTACCGCGTCGGGGCCGTCAGATCGTGCAGGTTACGCAGCTCAACAACATCGCCTCCGCGGCGGAGCTGCAGGCCTACGCCGAGCGCCAGCGCAACGACAGCCTGCTCACCGGCGAGACGCTCAACGTCACCACCGGCCTGCTGCCTGGCTGGGGCGTGTCCGACGTCGTCGCCGTGCACTACGGCGACATGAACAGCATCTGCATCTCCCGCGCTTACGACATGGAGCTCAAGGCCGGCGGGAAGATGTCCCACGTTTTGGAAAAGGTGGTGTATGCCCTTGAGTAATCCATTTGGAGATGCGATTTTCCGGGCCACGGTGGCAGTGCCGGGCGACAATGAGGCGACGATCATCCCGCTGGGCACCAGCGTGGCCACGCAGCGCCCGTACAAGTACGCCCTCGACGGCATGCAGCTCCAGGCAGGAGACGACGTGTATGTCATCCCCATCTCCGGCACCTACGTGCTGCTAGGCGGCGCCGTGGCGGGCGGGGGCGGGAGCCTCCCGGCGGGCGGGAACATTTACGACGCGCTGGTCAAACAGAGCGCCGCAGCCGGGGACGCGATCTGGAGCCCGCTGCTGTATCGCGGCGAAGACGGCGGGCTTTGTGAAGTTGATGAAATATAGCGAGGTGAGAATATGCCAGAATTAACAGACGCGCAGAAGGTTGTAAGAAATGACACAGCCAAGCGAATGGCGGCCGCGCTCGAAGCCCTTGCAGGCACGGGCGGGCGAGGACTCCCCGCCGGCGGCACTGACGGCGATGTGCTGGTCAAAAACGGGGCAACGGACTATGACGCGACATGGAAAAAGACCCCGCCGCAGATGGGGAGCCTTGCTACGATTGAGACAAGCCCGATAACGAGTCCAACCGGGTACAACGTGGGCGATTATATCGTATACAACGGACAACTATACTATGTCAGTAAATTGATATCGCCGCAAGACCCGCTGGACGCAGGCGCTAACGGGAATATCGAGGCTGCGACTGTCGGAAGTGCTCTTACGTCAGCAATTGATGTCAGGCAAATACAGTTTAGTCTCCCTGCAGCGGTTACATTAACAAAACAAAACGCGGTGCAGATCCTTTTTAATTTCGACCTCAAAACCGCTGGATTGCCTGCTGGCGCGATCCCAGATGGAAAAACTTTAATCGGAGCTGTTTCGCTTTGGACAAATAGTTACGTCGGAGCGGGCATTGTATTAGATAGTTTTGTTAATAATGGGCTACTCTCAGTAGCAGGCGCTCCAACGACAGTTGATAGCGTAACTGTATCAAGTTTGCGTATTTTAACTTTTTGGAAGTAATGGAGGACTAACTCATGAGAAACATTTACATCATCAACGCGCAGATCGTGGACGCAAACGGCACTTTCAACACCCTGGACGGCTACCCGAAGCGGGTGGACTCCAACAGCTATGAGGGCGATGTGGACAAGGCCAGACGCAGAGCCGACGGCCTGTTTTCGGAGGCGTGGGGCGCGATGTGCAAGATCGACACGCGCCAAATCCAGACCGTCACGCTGGAGGACGTTTACGGCAACCAGCTCGACCGCAAGAGCATGGGCGGCTTCCCGGCTGACCCCGCGCCGGAGGGCTGACGATGGACGACGATGACGAAAAGAGCCTCAGCGGCTTGCTGACGGAGGATTAGCTATGACGATAGAGCAGGCAAAATACAAGCTGCTTTCCTACGCCATGGACCAGCTCGGATACCGGGAAGGCCCGAATAACTGGAACAAATACGCGGCAGAGCCGGCAATGACGAAGCTCCTCGGCTGGAACGCGCAGAACCAGCCGTGGTGCAATGTCTTTGTCAACGCCTGTTTTGTCGCCTGCTTCGGCCTTGAGAGCGGCGCGGCGATGCTTTACCAGCCTATCGGTGGCGGCAGCGCTCTTTGCCGGGCAAGCGCCGACTTCTTCAAGGCGGCGTGTGCGTGGATCGAGCGCGGGCGGACGCCCGAGCCGGGCGACGTGATCTTCTTTTACCGCTCCGGCGATATCAACCACATGGGCATCGTGTCCCGCGTGGCGAGCGGCAGCGTCGTGACCGTGGAGGGCAACAGCTCCGACAGCGTGGCGGAACGCTGCTACAGCGTGAGCGACACCAGCATCGCGGGTTACGGGCGGCCCCAGTGGGCGCTTGCAGCGGATGAGCCCACAGCGGACACGCCGGACGTCCCTGAGCCAATCGAGCCGGAAGCACCGGCAACGCGCACGTACACGCTCCGTCTGCCGTATCTTCAGCGCGGGGACATGGGCCCGGCGGTCAGAGCCGCGCAGCGTGTACTCATCAGCTGTAAATGCGGCTGCGGCCCGGACGGCGCCGACGGGGAATACGGGGCGAACACGGAAAAGGCTGTGCTCAAGTTCCAGATCGGGAACAGGCTTTCGCCTGACGGCGTAATCGGCCCTGAGACGGGCGCGAAGCTGTTCGGCGGCGAAGTCGTGACGGAAACAAGCATAAACGGGCTGGGCGCTGCAATCGCCCAGAAAATCAAGGAAGGAGAATGACAATGGGCATTCCTGAATTTGTAACTGTGGCGGGCATTGTGATGATCTGCTATCTCATCGGCTACGCGGTCAAGGCGTCGGCGCTGGATGACAAGTGGATTCCGCTGATTGTCGGATGCTGCGGCGGCGCTCTGGGCGTCGTCGGGATGATGACCATGCCGGAGTTCCCGGTCAACAATGTCATTGACGCCGTAGCGGTCGGCATTGCGTCCGGCCTCGCAGCTACGGGCGCCCACCAGGTCGGCAAGCAGCTCAAAAAAGACTAACAGAGGGAGGCCAGCGCCGTGAACGATGACCAAATAAAAATGCTCGTAGAGGCTGACCAGCGCAGCAAGAGCAACACGCACCGGATCGATAAGCTGGAGGAGCAGTACGAAGTTCTGAACCGGCTCAGCACGTCCGTGGAGGTGATGGCCACGAAGCTCGAGGCCATGAACTCCACTCTCCAGGACGTGAGCCTCAAGGTCGCCGAGCAGGCCGCGAAGCCCGGAAAGCGCTGGGACGCAATCGTCGAAAAGGCGCTGTTGCTGGCCATCGCAGCCGTCGTCGGCTACGTGCTCACGCAGATCGGATTGGGCTAATTGGTTAGGGGTACTTTTGGGGGTACAAGCTAACCAATGCGCCGACATAGTGTAAAACGCAAAACCCTGTATCCATTGAGGATACAGGGTTTTTCTTTGGAGCTGGTAATGTGACTCGAACACACGACCTGCTGATTACGAAATAACGCCTCGGCGAATCGGCGGAGGCATTGATAAATCAGGAATTCGCGGGAATCGTTGCACCGTGCGGGTTTGCGGGTTTGCGCAGGATTGCGCAGGACTCGAAAACGCGGCGCAAAATCTACGGGCCGGAAGGGGTACGCGGAGCGTTAAGGGTATTTTGGGGGTACAAAGTCCGGCGTGCAAAGTAATGACAATTAGCATTACTTTGCATTACCTGTCGGGATCTCCGACAGGTTCGGCGGTCTCCCCTGCCGCGGGAACCGGCGAGGATTCCCCGGCGGCTGCATTGCCGAAGATGCGGTCGACGTCGGCGATCAGATCCTCCGGGGCGTGTCCCATGAGGTCGGTGTAGATCTGCAGCGTGACCTTCGGGTCCGCGTGGCCGGCGAGATATTGCACTCTTTTGAGGTCCACGCCGCCGAGGATCAGGCGCGTGATGTAGGTGTGGCGCAGGATGTGCGGCGTCGGGTAAAAGTCCAGCGTGACGCTGTAGCGGTGATTCCTCACCTTTTCGCCCAGGGGACGCCCGGAGGCCGTGCTGCGGTGATAGATCGCCTCCCAGCGGCGGCGGAAGGCCGTCAGCGTGAGCGGCTTGCCGGTGTCGGTACCGTAGACACAGCGGAGGCGCTGCTGCATCGGGTCGCCGGGGAGTTTGTCTCTGAGTTTGTGCAAATATTGCACCAACTGCTTCGGGATCGGGATCACGCGGGCGGCAGCGTCGGTCTTGAGCACGGCGGTGATCTCCCCCGCCGTGTTCTTTGGCCAGCGGCAGGCCCGGCGCACGGTGATGTGCGGGGCGGGGCCGTCCAGCTCCACCGAGTCCCAGAGCAGGCCGCAGATCTCTTCTCGGCGCATGCCGGTGTACAGCCCCAGCATGACGCAGGGTTCGACGGGCAGGCCGCGCACGGCGTCCAGGAGATCGTCAGCCTGGGCCTCGGTGAGCGCCTTCTTCGGCGCGGCTGCCTTCCCCTCGGCCCGGAGACGGCGGGTCGGCAGCTTCTCGATCACGCCCGCCTCGAGCGCGGCGTCGAACACCTGCCGGATGACCTGCACGGTTTTGCTCTGGGCGCTGCGGCTCAAGTGCGCGCGCGTGGCCATGACGGCGGCGAGGTCGTCGGACGTGATCTCGCGGATCCGCTTGCCGCCGATGACGGGACAGATCACGTCGTTGATCTCGTGTTTCACCATCTTTCGCATGCCGGGACTGAGGTGCGGCTCGCGCCGGGAGTACCAGCCGGCGGCGTACTCAAAGAAAAACAGATCCTCGGGCGAGACGGTCCCGGCGGCAGCGATCTGATTGAGGCGGAGCGTGACCTTTTCGGCCAGCTCCGCCTGCGTTCTTCCGTATACATCCTCATACCTGCCCTCGGCGTTTTTGATGCGCTTGCGGTAATAGTTGCCGCCGGAGCCGTATTTCTTCGCTGCTTTGCGCGGCATTACTTTGAATAAATCAGGTACAGGTCGGCGCGATAAATCACCTCGCCGC